TTGAAGAAAGCATTTCTTCACTTGATAACGCGATGGGAGTGCTGAAGGCATCGCGAAAGCCCCGCAAGCGAAAAGCAAAAAGTGCCGATGCCTTGGTGAAGCGATTAAATTACTTGAGCAGAAGTGCAGAGATGGGTGTTGACTCTGCCCGTCCCGAGAGTATCATTGGGTCACAAGGATTGATCGTGTTCAACACCAAGACAAACAAGGCAACGGTATTCGTGGCAGCAGAGCCGAAGGCAGGGCTTTCGGTGAAGGGATCCACGATCATCGGCTACGACACGGACAAGTCCTTTGAGAAGACTGTGCGCAAGCCCGAAGAGTTCGTGAAGAACGGTGGTGGTTGCCGCAAGACATTCTCATCCGCATTGCGTTATCTCAATGGGGTGAAGACAAAGGCTGCTCCACCCACAGGTCGCGTAAACACCCATTGTCTCATCCTACAGGTACAGTAATGATTCTCGTTGACAACACACAAGTGATTCTCTCTTCCATTTTCGCACACCAAAAGAACGTGGAGAGCGTTGACGAGGACATGATCCGTCACATGGTGCTGAACACGTACAGGATGTACCGTAAGAAGTTCGGCAAGGAGTACGGCGAGTTGGTGATCTGTGAGGACGGCGGCGCATCGTGGCGGCGTGAGTTCTTCCCGCTGTACAAGGCAAACCGCCGAGCGGATCGCAAGGAAAATCAGGAGCAGTGGGATCGGTTCTACTCCATCATCAACAACATTCGTGCAGAGGTAGCGGAGCATTTCCCGTATCGCTGCGTCCATGTCCCCAAGTGCGAGGCAGACGATGTGATTGCGTACTTGGTGAAGCGTTACGCGCAGAGCGAAAAGATCCTTATTCTCAGTGGGGACAAGGATTTTGGGCAACTCCACATTCACCCCAATGTGAAGCAGTATTCGCCCATCCTCAAGAAGTTCGTGGAGATTGAGAACCCAAAGGAGTTTCTGCTGGAGCATATCGTCCGTGGAGACTCGTCCGATGGGGTTCCGAACATCCTTTCCGATGACGATTGCTTCATCACCGAGGACAAGCGACAGAAGCCTGTCACGAAGAAGCGGATGGAAGAGATTTTGGGAGAATACACGCAGAACGGACGGGTTAGTGACAAGCACGCTGCGAATTGGAACAGGAACAAGGTTCTCATTGATCTGCTCCATATTCCGCAGCAATACGAGGAGCGAATTGAAGTAGAGTGGAATAAGCCGTTTACCCCTTCACGCGGCAAGATTCTGAACTACATGATAGAGAAGGGACTACGCAACCTTATAGGAGACATCCAGGACTTTTAAATGAACAACGACAGAGGCAGTTTCAACGATGGCTACGACCATCAGGACCGTGCAGCAAAGAAGGCTCGCAAGAACGTGGAGCGGAAGCACAAGAGCCGCCGCCGACACGATGCGAAGCAGGACTTGAAGCGTTTTGTGGACGATTACAATGCAGGAAAGCGAGATATTTACTATGGCGACGACGACAATGACTAAGCCCAGCACCATTACCCTCTCCAAGCGGACTCTTGACATCCTCAAGAATTTCGCAAGCATCAACGCAGGAATCATCGTGAATGCTGGCAACACCATCAACACGATGGCAACCACGAAGAACATCATGGCAGAGGCACGTGTAGACGAGACATTCCCACGGGGGTTCTCCATCTACGATCTGAACAAGTTCATCGGTTCGGTGAGTCTGTTCAAGGATCCTCAGTTCGTGCTGGAGGACAACTACATTCTCATCAAGAGCGGCAAGTCCAACATCAAGTATTGGTATTGCGATCCCAAGTTGGTGGTTTCCACGAACAAGAAGATCACGATGCCTACGACGGTGGTGAAGTTTGACCTGTCTGCGAAGGATTTTGCGGAGGTGATGAAGGCAGCGTCCGTGCTTCAGGTGGCACACCTGTGCGTGTGCTCGTCCGAGGACGGGTCGCGCATTGAATTGACCGCGAAGGACATCACGGACAGGACTTCCAATACCTTCTCCGTGGATGTGGGCGAGAATGCTTCAGGTGCGTCATTTGAGTTCATCATTGACGTTGAGAACCTGAAGATCCTGCCTGGTGACTACTCTGTTGAGATTTCAGAGCGGGTGGTTTCGCAGTTCACGAACAAGAATGAACCCATTCAATATTGGATCGCGCTGAACGCCAACTCCACCTACGAGGCAGGATAAATGCGTTTTGGTCTGATCCTGAACCAAGATGGGTGATTTGGATTGTCCAATCTCTTCCTTACGCATTTTGGACATCCAATAGAACGGAAATAGTCTTCTGCTTGTTTTATGGAATCAAATGTCATTCCTTCACAAGAGACAGGATACGAGTTTGCTCTGCTTATTTGCTTCTTCGTTTCTTCTGAAAGATGTTTGCCAAGCATTCCGTATGTGGCGTAGTCTTGTGGTTTTTTGGAAGAGTGGTATTTTTGCATACTGCTCAACCATTTTTCAGATTTTGACATATCGCCACCTTCACCGCCGTTTGTCATGTTGTATGTCGGTGACAGAAGTTTAATCCAATATTGTTCCCTTTTATTCAGGTCATCATCGGTGTTTATGTTTTCCTCAATCACGGTCAACAAAAACGCATTCTTTCCATGCTTTCGCATAGAGTTGTATAAGTGAGAAACGATACCCAACCGAGCATTTTTAAAATGACGATTGAGCCTCTTCTTTGGATCATTTTTTGTCTTACCAATGTAAGTTTCGTTGGTTATGTTATTTTTTATTTGATAGATAAACATGGTAGTTAGTTGAAAACTATCGTCCCTCCTGTAATATGTATACTATGAACATTACTACACAAACAATCGGACTTTGGACGGAGAAATACAGACCGCAAAAAGTGGCAGACTGTATTCTGCCGCAGGATACGCATGAAACGTTCATGCAGATGGTCGGGCGTGGCGAGCCGCAGAACCTCCTACTTAGCGGAGGGGCAGGCTGCGGAAAGACTTCTGTTGCGCGAGCACTGTGCAATGACTTGGGCTGCGACTACATTGTGGTCAACTGCTCCGAGGACGGCAACATTGACACGCTACGAACACGGATCCGAAACTTTGCGTCCACCGTGTCACTCACGGAGGGCGTGAAGAAGGTGGTGATATTGGACGAGTTTGACTATTCAAATGCTCAGTCCACTCAACCCGCCCTTCGCGGTTTCATTGAGGAGTTTGCGGACAACTGCCGCTTCATCCTCACGTGCAACTTCAAGAATCGCATCATTGAGCCGCTGCACTCACGATGCACGTGCATTGACTTCCGCATCCCCAACAAGCAGAAGCCGCAGATGGCAGCAAAGTTCTTGCAGCGTGCAGAGGACATCCTGAAGGCAGAGGGGATCGCTTACGAGCAGAAGGTGGTTGCGGAACTGATCACCAAGCACTTCCCTGATTTCCGCCGCACCCTGAACGAGTTGCAGCGGTATTCGGTGAACGGGAAGATTGATGTGGGCATCCTACAGAGCATGGGGGATGTGCAGATCAAGGCATTGGTGAAGGCAATGAAGGGCAAGGATTTCCCGTCTGTGCGGAAGTGGGTGGTGGACAACTTGGACAACGATCAGACCCGCATCTACCGTTCCATCTACGATTGCCTGTACGAGAACTTGGACGGCGCGTCCATCCCACAGGCAATCCTTATCCTTGCGGACTACCAATACAAGGCAGCGTTTGCGGCAGATCCGGAGATCAACCTGACCGCGTGTGTGGTCCAGTTGATGATGGAGGTAAAGTTCAAGTGACCTACGGGCTGTCTGATTATTTGAATGCCATCAACGTGAGCAAGGAACCCCTAATGGACGAGAGCGAGGGGTATGCGAAGCAGTCGTATCCTCCGTTCGTGGTGACGCGGTGCCTGTCGTATTTCCCCGACACCCTGTTCATGGTGAACGAGATGAACACCCGACCCCACACCGATTCAAAAATGCACTTTGACTTCCTACGTCACGCAGTGCGCCCACGGAAGCGGTTCTCCAAGTGGCTGAAGCGGGAGGAGGACGAGCGTGTGGGTGCGTTGGTGGAGTATTACGGCATATCGTCCCGCAAGGCACGGGAGGCATTACGAGTCTTGACCGAAGAGGAGATTGGGGAGATAGTGAAGGCTACCTTCAAGGGTGGAAAGCAGTAAATATCTAAATAGTTCCGTGTCTATTCGGTATTAACAGGAGTGACCATAGCATGGAACAAAACGAACGCTACATTGACCTTGAGGTGCATGATCTCCTTGAGGTTACACTGCAAAAACCCGATGACTTCCTGAAGGTTCGCGAAACACTTACCCGTATCGGTGTGTCTTCACGAACAGAAAAGAAACTGTGGCAATCGTGCCACATCCTGCACAAGCGCGGCAAGTATTACATTGTGCACTTCAAAGAAATGTTTGCACTAGATGATCTACCCACATCCATCAACTCCGAGGACATTGGACGGCGCAATACCGTTGCGTGTCTGCTGGAGGAGTGGGGGCTGCTGAAAGTGGTGGACAAGAACAAGGCTATTGAAAAGGTTCCCCTGAACAAAATAAAGATTCTTCCCTACAAGGAAAAGAACGAGTGGGAACTGTGCCCTAAATACCACATAGGACGGTCAAAGAAAGACATGAAACCAGAGTGACAACGGAGATTCATTATGAGCAGACTTGTGATCAAGTTCCCCACGCGGAACCGACCTGAAAAGTTCAAGACAGTGTTCACGCGATACCTCACCTTCCTTAGCGGACGGCACGATACTCAATTCGTGATCACGATGGACACCGATGATCCCACCATGAACAACGACGAGATGCGTCAGTGGTTGGATACCCGTGCGAAGAATGCCCACATCACCTACCACTACGGTGAGTCCAAGACGAAGATTGAGGCTTGCAACGCGGACTTGGAGGGCGTGGACGGCGATGTCCTGATGCTCGCGTCCGATGACATGGTGCCTGTGCAGATGGGCTACGACGAGATCGTGTTCGGATGCTTTGGGCAGGCATTCCCTGATTACGATGGTGCGATCAAGTTCTGGGACGGACTGCGCCCGAAGGAAGATATGCTCATGACTCTTACGGTGATGGGGTTTCCCCTCTACCGCAAGTTCGGCTACATCTACCACCCGTCATACAAGTCTCTGTATTGCGACAACGAGCAGACGCAGGTGTGTGCTGCCCTGAAGAAACTGGTGCGCTGCGATATGTGCATCATTCAGCACCAGTGGAGCGGCGAGCCGTGGGATGAACTCCATGCTCGCAACGAGAACCGTGAAATGTATGGAGTAGACGGTGAGAACTTCAAGTCTCGCTCTGCTCGCAAGTTTGACATGGAGGAAATGTTCAATGCCAGTGCCAGCCGATGAAATCAAGTTCAGCATTCTCATACTGTCCATTCCGTCCCGCATCAAGTCACTGACCGCTGCGGTAGAGCAGTTGCAGGCACAAGCCGATGGGACAGGACAACCGAAGTCTGTTGAGGTTCTTGTCCTCTTGGACAACCGCTCCAAGAGCATCTCAGAAAAGCGAAACGACCTGTTGGGCATTGCCCGTGGCAAGTATGTGGCATTCCTTGATGATGACGACGCGATCAGCAAGGATTACATGGAGAAGATCCTGAAGGCAATAGACGAGCATGACGGAGTGGACTGCATTACCTTCAACCAATGGTGCAGCCTGGATGGTGAGCCAATGGATGTGGAGTTTGGGGTCGGCAATCCTCACGGGCAGTTGTGGCGCGACGAGGACGGATTCCTTGGAGACATCAAGCGACCACCCTACCATATGTGCGTGTGGCGGCGTGAGATTGCGCAGAGCGAGCCATTCCGTCCCGTGTACGGCGCGAACGGGCAGTCCAGCGAGGACATTGATTGGCTACTGCGCCTGTATCCAAAGGTTCAAACGGAGCATCACATTCCCGATGCCCTACACGGATACATCTACAGTTCGCAGACCACTACCTCCCTTGTCCCACAGGACCAGCAGTGAAAGCAATCTGCTATAGTCTGTGGGGAGACAATCCCACATACACAATTGGTGCCGTAAAAAATGCAGATGGAGCAGCGATTCTGTTTCCTGATTGGACTTGCATTTTTTACTGTTTTCAATCTGTCCCACTCACCATTATTGAAGAATTGAAATCTCGTTCAAATGTACTTGTGCGGATGGTGGACAGAGAGTACAGTCCTTCTGACAGCAGGGGAATGTTTAACCGATTCCTGCCTGCTGATGAGGATGGAGTAGAGTACATGATGAGCCGAGACACCGATTCACGACTATCCGAACGAGAGCGCCTCGCTGTTGATGAGTGGCTGCGGAGTGGAGCGGATCTGCACATCATGCGCGACCATCCGTATCACGGTGTTCCCATGCTTGGGGGTATGTGGGGAGTGAAGGGTGGAAGGCTGAAGGGAATAGCCCAAGCGATGCAGGACTTCAAGCCTACGGAAAACAAGGGTCAAGATCAGGCATTCCTGTGGGGATGGATTTGGGAGAAGGCAAAGACGGGACAACTTTCCGTCTGTGCACACGATCAGTTCTTTCAGAAGGTTCCATTTCCTGTGGGTGCAAAGCGCGGAGCAGAGAACGGCGGCGTATGGTTTGTGGGGCAGTGCTTTGACGAGAACGATGTGTTCAACAGTCAGAGCGATGTTGATGTACTACTCGGGAGTAATGCAAATGTATAGATCAGAATTTCCTTATACCGATCCTTTGTTCACAAAGTTTATCAACAAGCCGATCAGAACTATTGTTGAATTAGGATGTAATAGATTTCAATACACATATGACCTTCTTGAAAAGTATAATCCAACCACTCTATATGCTTTTGAGGCTCATCCAAAATGCTATGAACACTGCATCAATTCCACAACAGACAACAGAATACAATTCGTTCCCAAAGCCGTTTGTTCCTATGATGGCACTACTAATTTCTACGGTCTTGGTTTCACGGATGATACAACTTGCTCGTCAGTATATGAGAGACAACATTTGGCTGAACTACAAGAATCAGCCATAACGGTTGAATGCACCAGACTAGACACATTCTTCAAGGGTAAATCCGACACGAAAATAGATCTACTGTGTATGGATATTCAAGGATCCGAGTTGGACGCAATGATTAGTCTAGGAACTATGATACAGGATGTTCAGTACATAATATTAGAAATGCCCAACCGAGGAATGAATGTTCATAAGAATTGTCCAAACCACGAAGATTACATTCTGTTTTTCATGAAGAATGGCTTTGATGTTTTGGGTTCTATATGGGAGAATGATTGGGAAAATAATGTGTTAGTAGGAAGAGTGCCATGAAAACTGCTATCGTGATTTCGGGAGAACCCAGAACATTCACGGATTGCTATCCATCTCTTGATGCTTGCATTTTGTCAAAAAACAAGTGTGATATTTTCTTACATCTATACGAAGACGAAAACACTTCTGATGTATTGAAAGTGCTATCGCCAAAGATATGGTTGATTGAGAAAAAAAAAGAAGTGGCATTTGATGTTCCATCCATTTGCGAGACAAACAAACCACCAGAAGTAAGTGCCTTCTCAACCATGTGTCAATGGAGAAACATTCAAAAAGCATTTGGTCTTATTGATGACTACTATGATTGCGTATTGAAAACTCGTTATGATATCAAGTACACCAATCCACTGATTCTTGAAAAATACAATATGGACTGTCTTAATGTGCCTATAGGTGGAGATTGGAGAGGTGGACTGTTTGATATGCTTGCGTTTGGTTCTTTGCGATTGATGAAAAACTATTGTTGTCTTTTTGATAGAATTCAACAATATTGCGAATCGGGAGTTCCTTGTCATTCCGAAACACTCAACAGATTCAATAACAGAAATGCTCTTATCCATCGGTTTGACTACACTGTGCTACTAAGAAGGCAATTTGATCGCGGATACATAGAAGACAGAGTGTTTACCTTGAGGTGATTCATGATTGATATTGTGACTCTTTCTTGCAATGAAGACCCGATGTATTGGGAGTTTTGGAATCCTATCTCCAAACATTGGAAACAGGAGTTTGGTATACATCCTGTTCTCTTTTACTATGGGTCTGCAAATCCATCCCTGTCAGAAGAAAACGGAACCATCGTTTATCATGATGTCATAGACGATATCCCAGACTATGTTGCTGCCACTTGGGGCAGATTTTGGGTAACAAAATTCTTCCCACAAAAAATGTGCTTGATCAGCGACATTGATATGTTTCCATTATCTCGTGGCTTTTTTTTGGAGAAATCCAATTCACAAGTTGACGTATACACGCATCTGAATGCGGACGCATATCATGTTGGCAACTTTGAGTGTTGGAAAGATGACGGTGTTACAGTTCCAGTGTGTTATCACTTGGCAACATCTGAAATGCTCAATTCTGTATATGGTTTTTCTGATACTTTTCATGATGAAATTCAAAAACTACTAAGCCGAAACTACACAGAGTACAGGAGCGGATTTGCTTCAACCTCCGAGGCTCATCTGCAAAAGGCAAGTGCTGATCATGGTGGTATGTGGGGAATTGATGAAATGTATTCTTCATCGCTGCTCCGTGAGTATTTTAGAGCAGGAGGAGTGGTAAGTGTTGGTCAACGAGTGCTTCCGCAGAACAGGTTGTGCAGATCACGAATAGGTTCTCAACTTTCTACTTTTAGTGCTGGAACACACATTGACTTTCATTCTGTTCGTCCTTACAATACTTACAAACACGACATACAGCAACTGTTGAAAAGAGGAACTGCATGAAAATAGAGTGCGTGCTATTTGATCTTGATGGAGTTCTTGTAGATGCCTGTGAGTGGCACTACAACGCACTAAACGAAGCGATGAATGAGATCGTTGGATTTCAAATATCCAGAGAAGATCACATCAACAAGTACAATGGACTACCTACAGCAGTCAAATTGAGTATGCTTGGAATTGAAACATCTACAGCATCGCGCATAGAAGCAGTAAAGCAAATGAAGACTTTGGAGATGATCGCTGAATATGGGAAAATCATGCCCGAGAAACAAGAATTGCATTCTTATCTTAAAAATCAAGGCATCAAGATAGCGTGTGTCACAAACTCCATTCACACAACAGCAATGGCTATGCTGCGTCAAACTGATCAGATTAAGTTCATGAATTTGATTGTCAGTAATGGTGATGTGCAGAAAAATAAACCACATCCAGATTGTTACAATTTTGCAGTAAAAACTCTTGGAGTCAATCCGTCCGCGTGTTTATGTGTGGAAGATTCTCCGAAGGGAATAGAGGCTGCACGTGCATCATGCGTTCCAAACTTATGGATAGTTTCTAATACTTCCGATGTGACTCTTGAAAACTACAAGAAGGTCGTAACATGAATATACTCATACCTATGGCTGGAGAGGGCAGTAGATTTGCAAAGGAAGGTTATACCTTTCCGAAACCGTTGATTGATGTGGATGGCAAGCCAATGATCCAACAGGTAGTAGAAAATCTCAAGTTTTCTGCTGATTTCATCTTCCTTGTTCGTAAAGAACATCTGCACAAGTACAAAGGTTTATCTGTTACCCTGCAAAACATCACGGGTGGACGAACTAATATCATTGAAGTTGATGGATTAACTGAGGGGGCTGCTTGTACTGCCCTTCTTGCAAAAGAACACATTAACACCGATGATGATCTGTTGATTGCCAATTCCGATCAAATAATCTATTACCGTGCAGAAAATTTTCTGACTATGAAAAATATGACAACAGCGGACGGAATTGTTTTTACATTTAATGCGGTTCATCCCAAGTGGTCTTTTGCCAAAATTGGCGAATCTGGATTTGTGACAGAGGTGGCTGAAAAGGTTCCAATTTCAAATGTTGCAACCTGCGGCATCTATTGGTATCGCAAAGGAAAAGACTTTGTTGATGCAGCAGAAAGCATGATTGTAAAAAATATTCGTGTGAATAACGAATTCTATATTGCACCAGTGTACAATGAAATGATTGGCAGAGGAAAAACTGTTATTCCGTTTTTCGTTCAGGAGATGCACGGTATTGGAACTCCAGAAGACTTGAATGCGTTTCTGTCAAAGAGAGAAAGATGAGCCATGAAAATCATATCTCACCGAGGAAACCTAAACGGTAGGATTACAGATAAGGAGAACAATCCTTCTTACATTCAAGAGGCAATAGATTATGGTTGCGAAGTTGAAGTTGATGTGTGGTACGTGAATGACAAGTTTTATTTGGGTCACGATGCACCTCAGTATTCGGTTAGTGAGTCTTGGCTAAACGACAGAAGAGATGTTCTGTGGTGCCATGCAAAAAACACTGCTGCCCTTCAACGCATGATTGAGATTGGGTTGCACTGCTTTTGGCACGAAACAGATAGATTCACCTTGACTAATAGAGGAATACCGTGGTGTTATCCAAAAAACCACATCCGTGGTGGGATTGTCGTTGTGTTTGATGTGAATGTGCAGTTGGTTTTGCCTGCGGACATACTTGGAGTGTGTACCGATGAACCAAACAGATGGAGAAAATCATGAGAGATCTGCTAATCGTGTCATCCCATTTCAATGAAGACTTGTCGTGGTTAGTCAACCAAGACAAGTACGACTACATGGTGTATTCCAAGAAACCGCAAGAGGCACTTGATCAAGGTGTCCACTACAGAAAATTAGAGTTCGTGCCCAATCGCGGTCAAGATCATTCGTCGTACTACAAGTTCATACTTGACAATTATGATATGCTTCCAGACTACATTGCTTTCTGTCACGGTCACAACCACTCATGGCACATGGACAAAACGATCATTGAAGCGATAGACTCATACGATGGTAGCGATTACTTTAATTTGAATAACTCGTATTTCAGGAACATATTCCATGATGATGGATGTGGTGACGAATCACACAAGAAACAGTGGGAAAACATCAAGTTCATATGCAAAAAGATAGAGTTGGACATACCAAAGTATCTTGAGCACAGTATGTGCTGTCAATTTGTCACCAAGCGGGAGTGCATTCTGAGACACCCTTGCTCTTTCTACAATACTTGCTACGCTTACATGATGGAGCAGGCAGACATGGATAACATAAGGGCATCCTTGGTATTTGAGCAACTTTGGTACTTCATACTTACGGGCAAATCAGTTGAGCCTGCACTAGTGGTTCCTAACATAATTGACGAGCGTGGTTGGAGGCGCGATGATCTCAGAGAAAAGTTTGGTGTGGCATGATTAGTGTCTATGGTGGTCGCGGGTTTGTAGGCACTCGCTACTGTGAGATGTTTCCTGATGCTTTTGTCATCCCAAGGGAAGAGAACGTTCCTGCTTCATCCGAGGTTCTGTATTTCATAAGCACAACTCACAACTACAATATCTTCACAGAACCACACAAGGACATTGACACCAACCTGAGCAAGTTGATAGCAGTCTTGGAGGAGTGCCGAAAGCGCGATCCCAATACCACATTCAATTTTGTCAGTTCTTGGTTTGTATATGGCATGAATTGCACGTTGAATACAAAGGAAACTGACCCCTGTGATCCTCGTGGCTTCTATTCCATAACAAAGAGAGCGGCAGAGCAGATGCTGATATGCTATTGTAACACTTTTGGAATGAAGTACAGGATACTCAGACTCACCAATATCATAGGCGAAAGCGATCCCAAAGTGTCTTCACAAAGAAACGCGTTGCAGTACATGATTAGTTTGCTGAAGAAAAACGAGCCTGTGAAACTGTACGACAATGGCTCAAACATCAGGGATTTCATGTACGTTAATGATGCTTGCCGCGCCATTCGGGTGTGCTTGGATAGCAGTCCAGTGAATGAAATAGTTAACATCAGCAACACCCAACCCACACCAATAGGATCAATCATACGGTACTGCAAGGAAAAGTTGGGTTCTCAGTCTGAACTTGTCTCAATTGATGCACCACACTTTCATAAAGTGGTGCAAGTAACTGATGTGTGCCTGAATACAGACAAACTCAAGTCATACGGATACGTTCCCTCCATACATACGATGCAGGCAGTGGACAGGCTATTGTGAACTAGTAGAGAATGAACCATGTACATTGAAACCAAGCAGAGAAGTTGGAGCAAATCTGTGATATGGAGGCTGATTGCAACAGCCAATAGTTTTGCCATTCTAACGGCAGCAATTACAGGTAGCCCCCTTTGGAATGCAATCTGCATGAATATCACAGGGCTGTTTGTGTACTACTTCTACGAGCGCATTTGGAACAGGATATCGTGGGGTAAAATTACAGTGAAAGACTCAAGTCAGAATGGAGAGATTCATGAATAAGGTGATGATCGTTGGTGGTGCTGGATACATCGGCACTCTTCTGTCTTCTGAACTGCATGACAGAGGCTATGATGTTTCAATTGTGGATCTTCTGTGGTTTGGAAACAATCTTCCAACTCACCTGAAGACAAAGGTAAGGCAGGCAGATGTGTTTGATCTAACACAGAAGGACTTGGAGGGGTTTCACTCCGTGGTGTTTATTGCTGGTCTGTCAAACGATCCGATGGCAGACTACTCGCCTTCAAAGAACTTCATTTCTAATTCAGCCAGTCCTGCGTACCTTGCGTACATTGCAAGAAAGGCTGGCGTTCGTCGCATGGTCTATGCGAGCAGTTGTTCCGTCTATGGATACGCTGTTGACGAGTTTTATGACGAAAACGGACCAACCACTGCCGTATATCCGTATGGAATATCAAAACTACAAGGGGAGCGATCTGTTGTTCAGATGGCTACGGACGATTTCTCCGTGATCGCTTTGAGAAAGGGTACTGTTTCTGGAGTCAGTCCACGAATGAGATTTGATTTGGTGGTTAACTCCATGTTCAAAAGCGCACTCACCACAAACACCATAACAATGAGCAACCCTTCAATATGGCGACCCATTCTCTCAATCAGGGATTGTGTTTCCGCTTACATGAGAGCAATTGAGTCTGACTGCTCTATATCTGGAGTATTCAACGTTGCATCAGAAAACTGCACAGTGGGAACTATAGCGGATGTTGTGAAGGCAACATTTGAGGAAGAGTTGGGAACCAAGCCAACCATCATAAACAACAACGTAAAGGATGTTAGAAATTACAAGGTGAACTGCGACAGGGCAGCAACTGTATTGGGATTCGTTCCAAAATACGGTCTTAGGAACATTGTTGTTGACTTGATCAGGAATCGTGATAAGTTTGGCGACATGAACAATCCCGCTTACTACAACATCAAGACATTCGTGAACATGGAGACATCAAGATGATACAGGTAAATGTTCAAAAGGTCACTGACGACCTTCACGCAGCCATAAAGACACGCCTCGCAATGAACAAGCGCGAGTGGATACCAGGAGAGAGTTGGGTTCAGTATGCTGGAAACTACTTCACGGAAGAGGAGTACATCGCGGCTATAGATTGCCTCCTTAACGGTTGGCTTGCTCTTGGCGAGAACGGAATACGGTTTGAGAACAAGTTCTGTGCCCATTTGGGAAAGGATCACGGATGTCTGTCAAACAGCGGTTCCAGTGCCAATCTGCTCATGGTCACAGCATTGAGTTCAAAGAGACTGTGGAACTTGCCAAAGGGATCCAAGATCATCACGCCTGTGGCTGGATTTCCTACAACCATAAATCCCATAGTTCAGAACGGGTATGAGCCTGTGTTTGTGGATATTGAACTGAACACCCTCAACCTTGATGTGAACCAATTGGAAGCCGCTGCAAAATCAGGCGCAAAAGCACTGATATTTGCCCATGTGTTGGGCAATCCGCCAAACATGGATGCAGTGATGGACATAGTTAATCGCTACAATCTCATACTTCTTGAGGACTGCTGCGATGCGTTGGGCAGCACTTACAAGGGAAAACTTCTAGGATCATTTGGTGAGATTGCTACTTGCTCATTCTATCCCGCTCATCATATCAGCATGGGGGAGGGTGGATTCGTTGCCACACGCACCAAGGATCAGGAAATGGTTGTAAAGAGCCTTCGTGAGTGGGGAAGAGGTTGCTATTGCTCTGGAAAGGCTGCTTCTTGCTTGAAGAATGGAATGTGCAAGAAGAGGTTCAGCAATTGGCTACCTTCTCTTCCAAACGAGATATTTGATCACAAGTTTGTGTACGAGGAGATAGGCTATAACCTAAAGCCTTTGGACTTGCAGGCTGCTATGGGAATTACTCAATTAGACAAGTTGAGTTGGATCATTGAGCGCAGAAAGCACAACTACGAGAGACTGTTTGACATTTTCTCAAAGTATGAGGACAAGTTCATCCTTCCAAGAGCAACAGAGGGAGCAGATCCGTCTTGGTTTGCCTTTCCAATGACGGTGAAAGAAGGAGCAGGTTTCAAGAGGAGCGATCTGACTGGTTACTTTGAGGAGAACAAGATTCAGACGCGCAACTACTTTGCAGGAAACATACTTCTACAGCCAGCATACAGCGGTTTCAGTTCTGTTGACCCTGTGAAGGCATTTCCGAATGCCACCACAGCAACAACCAACACTTTCTTTTTGGGCGCGAGTCCGGTCATCACTGATCAGCAAATTGACTACATAGAATGTGTTCTTTCGTCTTTCATGCAGGGAAAATAAGGAGATCGTGAAATGTCTACAGTATGCCTATCAATGATCGTGAAGAACGAAACTCATATCATCCATGAGTGCCTTAACTCCATCCACAACCACATTGACTATTGGGTGATAGTTGACACGGGATCCACTGACGGTACTCAGGATCTCATACGGAAATTCTTCGCGGAGAAGGGAATTCCTGGTGAACTCCATGAGCGTCCGTGGGTAAGTTTCGGTCACAACCGCAGCGAGGCACTTGCACTCTGTGACGGCAAGAGCGACTACGCGTGGATGATTGACGCAGACGACCAAATCATCGGAGACTTTCGCTATCCAAATGGCAAGAAGATGACTGCTGATGCCTACGCCCTGAAGTGTGGTCGCGACAATTGCATTTGGTGGCGCAACCAGATCTTCAAGACAGGCATTGGGTGGAAGTACATCGGCATTCTCCACGAGTACGCACACTGCGAAAAACAGCCGCTCATTCAGGAGAAACTGGACGGCAACTACTTCCTTGAGGCACGGACTCTTGGTCACAGGAATGTGAACGTCACTCCCATAGAGAAATACTCCAAGGACGCTATCGTGCTTGAGGAAGCCCTGAAAACCGAGCCAAACAACTCCCGCTACCAGTTCTACCTTGCGCAGTCGTACTTTGACTCGCAGCAGTGGGACAAGGCAATTGGGGCGTATTACAAGCGGGTGGAGATGGGTGGATGGGAAGAGGAGTGCTACTACTCCCTGTTCCGTGTGGCACTGTGCGAGATCTCCAAGAACTCTGATTGGACGATTGTGCAGCAGAAACTGCTGGACTCCTTTGACTACCGCCCGTGCCGCGCAGAACCACTCCATGCCATTGCGCGGTTCCTCCGCATGAACGGTCGTCCGCGTGCCGCGTATCTGTTTGCAAAGCACGCTGCAACCATTCCGTATCCCCACCAAGACATTCTGTTCATTGACAACAACGTCTACGAGTGGATGGTGCTGGACGAGTTGTGCTCCACTGCGTTCTATGCCCACGACTTCCAAACAGGCTATGCTGCGTGTGATGCGCTCCTAAAGAGCGGAAGACTCCCACAGGGCGAAGTGGAACGCGTGAACAAGAATTTCCAAGCATACAAGGAGCGATTGGCAGCGCAGGCACAGCAGGTTCCTGTGATCACTGCCCCCGCTATAAATAAGAGCATACGGACATTCAAGAAGCGGAGAGTGTAATGGCAAACAGAGGCAGAACAGGCAAGGGCAAGGGCGGATTCGGCAGCACCCGAACCAAGCGGTGGCGCAAGCACACCGAGCAGGTAAAGTATCTTAACCGCCGCCGCACACAAGATCCAACCTACAAGGCAGTGTAATGGCATCCGCATACTACGACATCAACGCGCAGCAGCACTCCACGTTTAATTTCCACGTGGAGTATTACGACAACAACGGCAATCCTATTGACCTTGTTGGCTACACTGCCCGTCTTCACGTGCGCCCCAACTACGACAGCAGCAAACTGTATCTGGCAATCACAACCAGTGGAGTGACCACAGGGGGATCCACAGGTGAGTTCACAGGTAGCGGCGGGGTAAGCGGTAGCGGTGGAATATCGGTGAACAAGGGCGAGACAGGAGCCGTTTTCACTGGCGGCATTCTTATCACTGCCGATGCCACAAGCATGGGCTACGTTCGCGCTGGTTCATGGAAGTATTCCATTGACATCACGAAGGGCGTGACCACCGAAGAGTTGATGGCAGGGCAATTCGTGGTGGCTCCCAAGACTACCCGATGAAAATTCTAATAAAGGAATTTTCGTGGTCCCTTAAACCAAAACAGGTTGAAGGCAAGATTGTGCCCAAGCGGGTGGAGTTTACAGTCAAGCCCAAACCTTCAGGGGTGATCTTACAGAAATACGTGATGTCTTCTGTGTGCAAGCAGGATGCACGATGCGGTGTGTCCATTCAAAAAATTTCAGACAACAAAATCCTGAAGCAAAACGATTGACATCCTCTTGTTCTGTGCTATCTTCTCCCGCAAGGAGATTTGATCATGACCCAACCACGAACACTTGGCGTTTACGCCATACCAGGCACAGGGGCTACGCTGCCCCGATTTGCCACAGACGGTTCCGCGTGCTTTGACATCTGCGCACGCTTCAGTGACGGCAAGTCCATAACTGCCTACGACAAGAACAACACGCAGAATTTCATCCCGCCAGTGGGAGAGAAGTTCTACTTCTTCGGGGGTATGCGTGCGCTCATACCCACAGGGCTGATCTTGGACATTCCCGAAGGCTACTCTGTCCGACTCCACGCTCGCAGCGGATTGGCTCTTAAGCAGGGCTTGGTGCTGACGAACTCCGAGGGCGTGATTGATTCCGACTACACGCAGGAACTGCTTGTGATGATGCACTGCCTGACAAACACAATAGTCACCATCAACAGCGGCGACCGCATCTGCCAAGGCGAACTTGTGCGCAATCAACCTACCCGTTTCATTTCCATTCCCACTCCACCCCAACCCAAAACCGACCGCGCTGGCGGCTTCGGCAGCACAGGAGTAAGCACATGACCCGTGATGATCTACTAAAGTATCACCTTGAACTCTGCACCGCAGCCCGTGACCTGATGAGCCTGAAGAACCGCGACTACGCAGGCAACGAGGGGCTTGAGCCGTTCGCGAACTTTACCCGTGTGGAGGCAATGGGCATCTGCAAGACAGAGCAGGGCTTCATGGTGCGCCTCACCGACAAGATGAGCCGCCTGTCGTCTTTTGTCCGCTCGGGCAAGATGCACATCAAGGACGAGTCGTTCAAGGACACGTGCGTGGATGTGATCAACTACATGGTGCTGCTTGCTGCTTACCTGAAGGACAAGGAAGAGCAGGGCAAGAGCAACGCATGAATCCAAACATCCCGCCCATAGAGTGCTACGTGCGGGGAGAATACCTCCGCAACCTTGAGGACGGGCACGGCACCACATTCCCGTGCTTGGTGTTCGGGTTCTCGTCCATTCCATCACGGGTTCCCCTGTTCCACTTCCTCATGGAAGACGGCGGAATATGGTGGCGTATGCCTCCATCTGCTTTCTGTTGGAAACCTGATGCACCACATATGGAATTGGATGAACTCGTCCTGTGGGACTGCTTCTCGTATCACGCCACAGTCACGGTGTTCTCTGTGCTGAAGGGCAAGCGGATGGAATACATCTCCCGCCGCAAGCGCAAATACGGTGGGGAGTATCTGTTCACACTGGATTGGATGGGTGGTGATCCCAATCTATTGGATACAGGTTTCTCGGAGGAGCCTGGACAGCACAAGTGCGGTCATGTTATAAAATTGGACAACGGCAATTTTGCAATTCAGCCAAATAATCGCGTTCTCCTCCATGACCCGTCGTTCACCGTAAAGAGTGGTGGGCTGGTGATACAACGCAAACTCAACTCTCATAAATGGAGCGTGGAGTCTTCACCCAAGTGGGTAACAGCGGACACTGATTATTACGATTACGATATTCGTGAAATCAAATAAAGATTTGGTCTTGACATGAACGCCCCATCTGCTACCCTTTGGTCATGATCCGACACCTTGGTTACGCTTGTCAGAACCTGTCCCTTGCGCAAACCCGCAAGCCCAAGGACAGGCTTTTCACAGACCGAACCCTGCGCATGGATCGGTTCTCGTTGGAGAGGGTAGGAGAACTCGGTGAGCGCAATGCTGCCGATCTCCTACCCATTCTCCAATGGAACGTCGCGAACGGCATACGGTTCTTCCGCATCGGCAGCGGGATGTTTCCGTTCATGGATCACCCTGACTTGGGGTATTCGGTTGGTGAACTGCGGACAGAACACGCCGATGCCATCCGCGCACACCTGAAGGGTGCAGGCGAATACGCAAAGGCACACGGGTTGCGCCTGTCGTGCCATCCGGGTCCGTATACGTGCATTGCGTCACCCAACACCGACACAGTGGACAAGAGCGTGAAGTGCTTGGAGATGCACTCGCTTATTGCCGACCTGTTGGGCTACGGCGACGAGTTTGCCATCAACATCCACATGGGTGGCGTATACGGTGAGAAGGAGCGGACAGCAGATCGCTTTGTCCGTAACTTCTTCAACCTTTCTGAACCTGTGCGCGGTCGGCTCACACTTGAGAACGACGACAAGGCTTCCATGTGGAGCATGACCGAACTGTATGAATCGGTTGCAGCGCATTGCCCTGTGAAACTGGTGTTGGACATTCACCACCACCGTTTCTGCAACCGCGAAACGCTGCGCGAAGCGGCAGAGATGGCATTCAGCACATGGGAGGGCTTCTGCGAGATTCCGAAGGTTCACTACTCGGAGTCCAAGCCTGGTCCGCGACCGCAAGCCCATTCAGACTACGTTAGAGGGGAGATACCTGTGCTGTCGGATACAGTGCAGTATGATGTCATGCTTGAAGCCAAGTGCAAGGACTTGGCACTTTTGGAATACAGAAAGGCGCATCTACCGTGTTTGGTGTAATTCTCTCTACCGTTATCGCGTTTGCTCCCCCGTCCTTTGACACCCGCCCCCTACTGAATGCAATGTATCAGGTTGAGTCAAGTGGCGGAAAGGTGTTGGTTGGTGATGGCGGCAAGGCAATCGGACCCTACCAGATTTGGGAAGCCTATTGGCGGGACGCTGTGCAGCACGATCCGTCCATTGGTGGCGTGTACGCGGACTGCATGGGCAAGGAGTATTCGGAGCGGGTGATTCGTGCGTATTGGTCGCGCTACGCCCCGAAGGGTGCGACTGCGGAGCAGTTGGCACGAATTCATAACGGCGGTCCCGCTGGTCATAAGCGTAGTTCTACTGTAAAGTATTGGAAGAAGATTATAAAGGAAATCAAATGAACAACAATAAAGTAAAAATTCGTCCATCAGATTTGTCTGTTGGTTTGGGATTGGTATATTCTAACAACATTGACTCTCCTGCTAGATTGGAAAACAAAAAGGAAGTAAAAGAAGGACATATGTTGGCTGTTAAACATCTTTCACTCCAATTGGTTTTTAAGTTTAAGGACATTTACCAAATTCCTGAACTTGGAAAAAGGGAGATGCTGATGGAGTGGTGGGCATATCCCGATAGTGAACTCATGTACGAATTCTTGCTCATTACGGATGAAAACGCACAACGTAAAATGCAAGCATTTATTTTTGATGAAGTAAAGGAAACTGTGGAGCAGCAATTGTTAGCAATAAAAAATGACTTGCGAGAATCTCTAAAAGGACTGAACCCAAATATAGAACCACGCATTGCATTTCTTGCTTTAGATAAATTGCAGAATATAGAATTTGATATTCAATATGCTGCTGAAAAACTCAATCAGAGTGCAGTTAGAAAGATTTTTCAATTTAGAAATCGGTATCCTAAAGACAGTGAACGTGCGTTCAATGTTGCAAAAGAATACTTGGACACTCTAGACGAAACAGATAGTGATAATTACTTTCCATAATAGAGATGATACTGTCATGACCACACACCGCATCATCACAGGCGACTGCATTACAGGCATGAACTCCCTACCCGAATGCAGCGTTCACACGTGCATCACATCTCCTCCGTATTTCGGCTTGCGAGCATACGGCGGCGGTGACGCAGAGATCGGGCAAGAGGAAACAGTTGACGGCTATGTGAACAAGATGACTGAAGTGTTCCGTGCGGTTCGGCGGATCCTGCGGGACGACGGAACAGTATGGCTCAATCTTGGTGACTCATACATGGCAGCGAAAAACGTTACGCCCCCACCACAAACCATTGGTGGTCAACGAGGAATGCCTTCCGATTTCGTGCCGCCCAACCGTAGGGATCAGCGCGGCTTGAAGGGCAAAGACCTTATCGGTATCCCGTGGCGCGTGGCACTTGCACTACAGGCAGACGGGTGGTATCTGCGGCAGGACATCATCTGGCACAAGCCCAACCCCATGCCTGAAAGCGTAGAGGACCGCTGCACACGGGCACACGAATACATCTTCCTGCTGTCCAAGAAGCCCCGCTACTACTATGACCATGAGGCTGTCAAGGAGACAACAGTAGATGCCACCGAGCGTAAGAATAAGCGTTCGGTGTGGACGGTGAACACGCGTGGCTACAAGGGCGCGCACTTTGCGGTGTATCCTGAAGACCTCATCACGCCGTGCGTGCTTGCAGGGTGTCCTGTGGGCGGCACGGTGTTTGATCCGTTCACAGGAAGCGGCACAACTGCTGTGGTTGCGCTGAAGCACGGGCGCAACTACATCGGTACCGAACTCAATCCTGAATATGTAAAGATTGCGGAGGATCGTATACGAGAATCCCTGCCGTCCACGCTTGATGAAATTCTAAAAGGATAGACTAACAGGTGCTGCCAGGACTTGAAACAACACCCCTCATAGAGACAGCGGAAGGATGAAGCGAGATTGATATCCGAACAACTGAAAACCTTTCTGTTGGACAGGGCATTGGGAAATCCTTCATTGGCTCTTGATCCTGTATCGGAAGAACTGTTCAAGATGTACATCTCCGATCCCAACTCGTCCACAATCAGAGAGGCAATCAGCGTATTGATTGCTGGATACGATCCCCTTTACGGAAAGCACGGCAGGGATGCGATTGATCCTGTCAACGGCAAGAGCAAGGAAGCCAAGCCAAAGTCATATACGGGCAAGCCCACGAACGGCAGCGGGTGCTTCAACGACTACACCCGATCCCGATTGGAAAAGGACATCGCAGACGGGTTAGACTTGGTGCATTCTTTTTTCATTGGGGAGAGGGTGGCGTATGTGGTTGAATTTAACATATCCGCAGTAAGCCCGAAATTGGAAAAGCAAATAGTCCTCAACTGCGAGCAGAGAGGGTTTCAATATGTGCGCAGTGCGTCGTGGACATATTTGGATTGGATTCATCACCCATCAATGCGCATTCATTATATTGATTGGAAAGTGATTGACTCTACCCCTCGGTGCATCAATCGTAATATGTACAAATCTTTTATGGGAAGACGCATGATGGAGTTGACCGGTGATAGGTAGTTGTAGTAGAATGGAACACAATGGACTTCTACACACACGTTGACATTCGCGGCAACTCCATCCTGTATCGTGGATGGCGGAACGGGCAGCGTGTCCACCAACGCGTTCCGTTCTCGCCCACCCTCTACATTCCTGGGAATGTGGACAGCGGAGACACAGGGTTGCGCACCATTCACGGGCATCCAGTGGAGTCCATAGAGTTTGGTGACATCAACGAAGCACGGGAGTTTGTGGACCAATTCAAGGATGTGAGCAACTACGCGGTGTTCGGAAACACCAACTACGTGTACCAGTATCTGTACAAGGAGTTTCCGCATGAGGTGGACTACGACTTCTCCCGCCTGAAGGTTGCCACCATTGACATTGAGACTTCCTGCGAGGGTGGTTTCCCGTCCATAGAGTCGCCCGACGAGAAGATCATTGCCATCACCGTGATGATGGACGGCAAGACCTATGTGTTTGGCTTGGGGGAGTTCACGCTTGAGGGTGATGGTGTAATAGCGGTGTCGTATGATGACGAGCGGGAACTGCTGTCCGCGTTCGTTGACACGTGGAAGCACCTTGATCCCGACATCGTGACGGGATGGAACGTGCGATTTTTTGACATTCCGTATATGGTTGCGCGAATGGAGCGGTTGGAGGAGGGGTGGAGTTCCTCCCTGTCGCCGTGGGGTCGCTTGCGGCAGAGCGTCGTGAACCGCATGGGTCGGGATCAGACGGTGCATACCATCAGCGGATTGGCAGTGCTTGACTACCTTGAACTGTATCAGAAGTTCACCTACGTAAAGCAGGAGTCGTATTCCCTCAACCATATTTCCAAGGTGGAGTTGGGCGAGGAGAAACTGTCGTATGCGGAATACGAAACCATTCAGGAGTTCTACACGCAGGACTTTCAGAAGTTCGTGGAATACAACGTTCAGGACGTTGCCCTTGTGCAGAAGTTGGAGAGCAAACTCAAACTGATGGAATTGGCAGCAGCACTTGCGTATTCCGCACGGGTGAACTTTGAGGATGTGTTTTCTCAGGTGCGGACATGGGATGCCATCATTCATCACCACCTGTTGAGCAAGGGGATCGTGATTCCCCGCAAGGAGGAAGCGGAGAAGGAAGACCAATACGCAGGCGCGTTCGTGAAGGAGCCGCTGGTGGGCAAGCACGATTGGGTAGTGTCGTTTGACCTCAACTCGCTGTATCCGCACCTCATCATGCAATACAACATCTCCCCTGACACGAAGGGAAACTTTACACGTGGAAGCCTCACACCCGATGCGGTGCTGCGGGGTGATCCGTCTGTGGAGCGGTTGGTGGAGGCAGCACGGGAAACTGATTCGTGCCTTGCCGCAAACGGTGTGGGCTTCACGCGACGGGTGCGGGGCTTCCTCCCTGAACTGATGGACTCCATGTATGCAGAGCGCAAGCGGTTCAAGGAATTGATGATTGACGCGCAGCGGCGGTTGGAAGGCTTGGACAAGAGCGCACCCCTCCACGAACGGCGCAAGATTGAATACGAGATTTCCAAATACAAGAACTTCCAACTGGTCCGCAAGATTCAGTTGAACTCCGCTTACGGCGCAATCGGCAACGAGTATTTCCGATTCTTTGACGTTGATCTTGCGGAAGCCATTACCCTGTCGGGGCAGTTGAGCATCCAATGGATAGGCGAATCCCTCAACCGCTTCCTGAACAAGATATTGGGAAGCAGCGGCGAGGACTATGTGATCGCATCAGACACCGACTCCGTGTATCTCCGCTTGGGTGGTGTGGCAGCGCGGTGCAAGTCCCCCGACAAGGGCAAGATCGTTGATTTCCTTGACGGGTTCTGCAACGAGGTGCTGCAACCGTTCATCAACAAGGAGTTTGAACGCTTGGCACAGATCCTAAACGCATACGAGAACCGCATGGTGATGGGTCGCGAAGTGATTGCGGAGAAGGGCGTGTGGACTGCGAAGAAGCGGTATATGCTTGCGGTATGGGATTCCGAAGGTGTCCGCTACAAGTCTCCAAAGTTCAAGATCATGGGCATTGAGACTGCCCGCTCGTCCACTCCTGCGTATGTGCGCAAGGCACTGAAGGCAGCGGTGGAGACTGCGCTGCTCCGCGACGAGTCCGCGCTCCACGACTTGGTGAAGGCAACAGAGAGCGAGTTCAAGAAGTTGCCTGTGGAAGAGGTTGCGTTCCCAAGATCCGTTTCCAAGATGGGCGACTACGCAAACGAGGGATCGGTGTACCGCAAGTCAACACCCATCGCGGTGAAGAGTGCGCTACTGCACAATCATCTCCTGAAGACGCACAAGTTGACGCGCAAGTACCGTGCGATTGGCGAGGGCGAGAAGATGAAGTTCGTGTACCTTAAGATTCCCAATCCCATTCACGAATCAGTGATCGGATTCACCACAACGCTTCCAAAGGAGTTCGGCATTCACAAATACGTGGATTACGATATGCAGTTTGACAAGGCATTTCTTGAACCGCTGCGCTCCATCACAACCGCAATCGGTTGGACACCACAACCCCAAAGCACACTTGAATCGCTATTTGGATAGTCCAAAACGCCGTATGTGCGACTACATACACAGTAACCCCCTACAGAAAGGTTTGTCATGTCAACAAAGATCGTGAAAGTTCAGACTGGTGAAGAGTTGATCGCAATGGTAACGGAGAACTTTGAGGGCGACCGCATTGCCTCATATACCCTCAAGAATCCGTGCATGGTTGTGCCTGTGCCGCAGAAGGGTGGCGGTGCAAGCATTGCAGTAGTGCCGTGGATGGCATCGGTGAAGGATCAGAGCGTCACTGTGCCAGCGTCGTATGTGATGTTCACTGCAAATGCAGCAACCGATCTTGCAAATGAGTTCAATTCTGCATTCAGCGGAATTGTTGTGCCGCCAGCAGGACTGAAACTCACCACCGAGTGATGTCAAAAATCAATAGCCAATATCTGAAAGGTCTTCTTCAAGAAAAGAAAGACCTGCTCCGCGATGAAATGCGGATGATGATCCTTGACAAAGGCTCATCGTTGGCTATGATTCGTGAGCGTGAGAGTGAGATGGTTCTGATTGACGAGCAGATTAAAGCATTGGAGAAACATTATGAAACTGAAAGACATTTTGAAGGTAGCAGGCAACAAGTACGGAGCAATCGCATCGGAGGGGCTTGACGGCAGCGACGTAAAGTCATTCATCTCCACAGGATCGTATTCGTTCAATGCGCTCCTCAGCGGCTCCATCTACGGCGGGATTCCCGACAACAAGATCATTGCGCTTGCAGGTGAGCAAGCCACAGGCAAGACCTACTTTGCCCTGAACGTGGTGCGAGAGTTCCTCAACTCCAGTCCACAGGCAATGGTGCTGTACTTTGACACTGAGCAGGCAATCACCCTTGATATGCTTCAGTCTCGTGGAGTGGACACGGAGCGGGTAGCCGTGCTGCCTGTTGCAACCATTGAGGACTTCCGCCAGCAGTGCATTTCCGTGGTGGACAAGTATTTGGAGGAGGACAAGGACACGCGACCACCCATGATGATCGTGCTTGACTCCCTTGGAATGCTTTCCACCGAGAAGGAAATATCGGATACCGCAGAGGGCAAGAACGTGCGCGATATGACCCGTGCGCAGGTTGCGAAGGCAGTGTTCCGTGTCCTCACCATCAAGTTGGGACACGCTCGCATCCCTCTCCTCATGACGAACCACACTTACGATGTGATTGGCGCGTATGTGCCCACGAAGGAGATGGGCGGCGGTAGTGGTTTGAAGTATGCCGCATCCACCATCATCTACCTGTCCAAGAAGAAGGACAAGGTGGACGGTGAGGTGGTGGGCAACATCATTCACTGCAAGACCTACAAGAGCCGACTCACGAAGCAGGACAAGATGGTGGATGTGCAGTTGAACTTTGAGAGCGGGCTGAACAAGTTCTACGGGCTGACGGAGATTGCCCTGAAGCACGGCATCTTCAAGAAGGTGTCCACGAAGATTGAATTGCCCAACGGCAAGACGGTGTTTGAGACACAGATCAACCGTGATCCTGAGAAGTATTTCACGGAGGATGTGCTGAAGGCAATTGACGCAGCAGCGCGGAAGGAGTTCTGCTACGGTTCAGAGGAGAAGGAGGAGGCAGACGCGAACAACGACGAATTCAGGAGGACCGATGGAGAGTCCTGAAGCGTACGAGAATCGCAGTCTGCGCCGTAAGGTTGTGGAACTGATTGCCGAGCGTGATGCCGCACGAAAGGAGTTGTGCGAGCATCATTTCGGCGGCGAGCCAAGGCTTGAGGATTTGGAACGAGTTGCCCAATCCCGTGGTTGGGGATACCTTTACGCACTTGATCGGCTGTCGCGTCTTGATGAGGAGTTGGGTCTAAAGTGAGTCAGATTGACAAGACAATCATTGGTGGTCTGCTTGGAGACTCCGACTACTGCAAGCGGGTGATTCCGTTCTTGCAGGAGGAGTATTTCCATGATCGGGTTGATCGTGCGCTGTTCCGTGCGATCAAGGGTTTCGTGGACGAATACAAGGGCATCCCCACAAAGGAAGCACTTGCAATCTCGCTGGAGAGCAACAGCAACCTCACCGAAGACGAGTTCAAGCGGTGCAAGGATCTGCTGACGGAGGCAGCGCGGAGTCCCAAGCAGGACACCCAATGGCTTGTTGACACCACAGAGAAGTTCTGCAAAGACAAGGCAATCTACAATGCCATTCTTCAATCCATTCAAATCATTGATGGAAAGGACAAGGTTCATACCCCTCATGCTCTTCCCGAAATTCTCTCACAGGCTCTTGCGGTTTCTTTTGATACTAACGTTGGTCATGATTATTTGGAGGATTATGACAGCCGCTACGAGTTCTACCACCGAGTTGAAAGAAAGATCCCGTTTGATCTAGAGATGTTCAACGTGGTGACAAAGGGCGGCATCACACCCAAGACCCTCAACATCATCATGGCAGGCACGGGTGTGGGCAAGTCCCTGTTCATGTGCCATCACGCGGCAGCGTGCCTCATGCAGAACAAGAATGTCCTGTACATTACCCTTGAGATGTCAGAGGAGCGTATCGCAGAGCGTATTGACGCAAACATCATGGACATCACGATGGACGACTTGGCACTGCTGTCGCGTGAAATGTACGAGTCCCGCCTGAAGTCCTGCACCCGTGGCGTAAGCGGCAAACTGATCGTGAAGGAGTATCCCACATCCGCAGCGAACGTGGGGCATTTCCGAATCCTGTTGGACGAGTTGCGGATGAAGAAGCAGTTCACGCCTGACATCATCTTCGTGGACTACATCAACATCTGCTCCTCTGCGCGGTTCAAGAGCGGCAACAACATCAACTCCTACGGCTACGTGAAAGCCATTGCAGAGGAGTTGCGCGGCTTGGCAATGGAGCGGGACGTTCCCATCGTGAGCGCAACGCAGGTGAATCGTGCAGGCTTCTCGTCCACCGATGTTGACCTCACAGACACAAGCGAATCCTTCGGATTGCCGCACACCGCAGACCTGATGATTGCTCTCATCACCACAGAGGAATTGGAGAAGAGCGGGCAGATCATGGTGAAGCAGTTGAAGAACCGCTACAACAGCAAGGGCGCGAACAAGAAGTTCATCGTGGGGCTGAACTACGCCAAGATGAAGTTCTACGATATTGACTTGGGGCAGTCCAAGACTCTCACAGACTCAAATATTACGGAGGACGAGGAGAACTCCTTTGGCGCAGGCTACGGCAAGCGTGACTTCAAGAGCAAGTTCGGCAAGCGCGACACTTCGGACTGGACCATATGAGTGCGTTCATTGACAAGAAATACATCAACATGGCATCGCCCCAATTGGAGCGATTCAAGTGGAAGAGCATTGATTTGGCAAATTGCCGCTGTCCCCTTTGCGGAGACTCGCAGAAGAACAAGCGAAAGGCACGTGGCTTCTTTTTCCCCAAGAAGAACGACTACTTCTACAAGTGCCACAACTGTGGCGTGGGGCATTCCCTCTACCGCTTCCTGGAACACGTGGCTCCTGCCCTTGCCCACGAATACGCACTGGAGCGGTGGCGCAACGGGGAGAATGGGAAGAGCAACTACATCAAGCCCCAAGAGACTGCCATCATTCCCAAGGCAGAGATTCGCCTGCCCCGTGTGGACGCGCTGCCAACGGATCACATCGGACGGCGGTATTTGGAGTCGCGTAAAGTGCCGTGCCTTGACCGCTTCTATTTTTCAGATTCGTTTGGCGATTGGGTTCGCAGCATTGACCCTACATACACATCCATACCGAATGACGAGCGTATCGTCATCCCCTTCGTAAACAAAAGGGGAGAACTCCTCGCTGCACAGGGAAGATGCCTCAGCGGTTCTCCAGGATCCATCCGATACATCACCGTAAAGTTTGCAAAGGACGGCAGGGCAATCTACGGTGAGGATCGCGTGGACTACTCCAAGAGGGTCTATGCAGTTGAAGGTCCGATTGATTCTGTATTTTTGGATAATGCAGTTGCTCTTGCTGGCAGTGAACTGTCAGATGGCATTCGCCTTTTTCGCGACTGTGTTGTTGTGTACGACAATGAGCCGCGTAATGTGGAAATCGTTTCCAAGATGGATCGTGCCATCGCGGACGGACACACGGTTTGCGTGTGGGGCGAGGGCGTGGGAGAGAAAGACATAAATGACATGATTCTTGGTGGGCGTTCGGCAGGGGAAGTCCAACGGATCATTGACGAGTGTTCGTGCAGTGGGTTGACAGCAAGGGCAAGATTTTCACAATGGAGAGTCAAATGAAGGACAAGATTGATGTGTTGGATCACGGGTTCGTGCAGTATGTGGACCACATGGGCAACGACCTAACGGTTGTCAATGCCGCACGGGTGTCGTTTGCAAAGGAGAGCAGTTGGGACGACGAGCCAAGATGGAACGAGTTTGGTGGACCACGAAAGTTGTCTGAGCGTGATCAGAAACTGATCAAGTATCTTGCACGGCATCAGCATTGGACTCCCTTTGCCCACCCACAGATCACCATCCGCATCAAGACTCCCATGTTTGTCCGTGCGCAGTTGGGCAAGCACCAGGTGGGATTGGTGATGAACGAGGTGTCCCGCCGCTACGTTTCGGACGAGCCGCAGATCTACCATCCCCGATGGCGCAACGCACCCACCGATGGCGCAAAGCAGGGATCCAGCGGGGAGATGGAGTATTCCCACAACTACAATGCCGCGAACTTGTCGTTTGACACCGCAGCAAAGGAAGCCCTCAACACCTACAAGCACCTCCTGAACATGGGCGTTGCACCTGAACAGGCACGGGGAGTTCTTCCACAGTCCACCTATACCGAGTGGTGGTGGACAGGATCCCTTGCGGCATTTGCACGGGTCTACGCACAGCGAATTGACGCTCACGCACAATGGGAGGTTCAGAAGTACGCAGAGGCAATATGCGAAATAATACAGCCGCTGTTCCCCCATTCGTGGGCTGCGCTCACGGTGAAGGAGCCTCCAACTGCCTAAATACGGGTAATGAGTGATATCCGTAAGAGTGACCCCAAACCCCCTGCCCAACGAACTGCTGCCCTGAGCGAAGGGAAGTATTCGTCGGGTAGCCTATTTCGGCTAGTGCGGGAGATTCGCGGTTCGTCCTACAAGAAGGGCGACCAGTTCATGCTCATAGACGAAGCGGACTGCCACGATCCCCATGTGCTGAAGTTGGGCGGTGTGGGTGAAACCTATTTCATTGATCCCCGTGGAGCAGCACTGCGTATAGAGGCAGGGGACACGCAGATAGACTCCATATTTGAGGAAGTGCCACAACCAATGGCTCCTGTGCTGGAGGAAGTGGAAGAAGTTCCACCGCCACCAGCATACGTGACAGAGGAGAAGATGGGGCAGTTCCGAAAGGGGTTGTCGGAAGTCCTGACGGAAATAGTCGCAACTCAACCGCAGGCAGCAGAGCGCGGCGAACGAGGACCGCGTGGGTGGCAGGGGATTCAAGGTGATCGTGGACCACAAGGACCGCAGGGTGAACGCGGCGCAACAGGCGAGCGTGGTGCAACAGGTGAACGCGGTGAGCGTGGCGAAATCGGTTCACAAGGACCGCAGGGTGAACGTGGCGAAAACGGAGAACGCGGTGAGCGTGGTGAAAGAGGCGAGAGCGGAGAGCGCGGTGCTACAGGCGCGAAAGGAGATCGCGGTGAAAAAGGTGAACGCGGTGAACGTGGTGAGCGTGGCGAAACTGGTCAACGTGGAGAAAAAGGCGAACGCGGAGAAAAAGGAGAACGCGGTGAGCGTGGTCCTGTCGGTGCTAATGGTGCTGCTGGTCCTGTTGGTCCCCGTGGCGAGAGGGGCGAACGCGGTCCTGAAGGCAAGCGTGGCGCGACGGGCAAGAGCGGTAAGAGTGGACTCAAGGGAGAAAAAGGCGACAAGGGCGACTCAGGGCTTGTCTCCGCAAAGTTCCCGCTTGTCTACGATGCAGAAGCCAAATCCATATCAATAGACGAAGAACGCCTAGACAAGATCCTGAAGAAGATTCTCAGCGGCAAGACCCCATCGGCAACGGACATGGGGTGGCTTGCGTCCACTGGTGGTGGCGGCAAGGTTGCGATTCGCTACAACGGCACGCGGATCACACCTGATGTTCGCGTAATAGACTTCACAGGCGCAGGAGTGCAGTCTGTCACAAAGGTGGGCGGAACCGTAACCGTGAATATCGTTGGCGGCGGTGGAGGAGTGGCAGGCAACACCAACTTCTTCTACCAGCAGACACCGCCCACCGAAGGCGTGACTGTGGGTTCGCGGTGGATGGATTCCGACAACGGACAGGAATACATCTACATCAACGACGGCAACTCCGAGCAGTGGGTTCAGCCTGCCACCACAAACGTTATCTCTGCCACCATCAACACTGTTGTGGGTGTCACAGGTGCGTCCTATGAGGCATCTGCGCTTGACTACTACATCGGTGTGAGTTGCGATGGAGTTTGCACAGTCACCCTGCCTGATTCACCTGAAGCGGGGCGTGAAATAATCGTAAAGGACGAGGCAGGACGGGCATCATCATGGAATCACCGTATCATTGTGCAGGGTGCTGACGGAGACACCATAGATAACAAGGACAAAGCAATCATTAATATAAACAGCGCAGGGCTGCATTTCATCTACCGAATGGGCTGGAGAATCGTATGAGTTATCTGTTCAACAACAAGATTGGCTTTGAGGATACGGCAATTGACTCGTTTTCGCGATTGCGCATCTCCGAGCCACACACCATCTTTGATGCGCAGCACCGCTACGGTCTTAATGGAAAATTTGATGTTATGGTTGTGGAGGGCGGAACAGCATACCATAGCGAAAGCGAAGGCACTGTAAAGTTGCAGGTTGGAGCCACCGCAGGTTCAAAGGTGATTCGCCAATCCCGGTATTCGTTCCCGTATCAACCTGGAAAGTCGCTGCTCATTCTCAATTCATTCGCAATGAATGGCGGAAAGGCTAATCTCACGCAGCGCGTGGGATACTACAACGACTACAACGGAATATTCTTTGAGAAGGGCGGTCTGCAAGGAAACTCCCTTGCATTTGTTCTCCGCTCAAACGTTACAGGCAGCACTGCCGAAACCCGTGTGTATCAGCATGAGTGGTTGGGCGACAAGTTGGACGGCAGCGGAATCAGCGGGCGAACACTTGACACCACAAAGGGCAACATCGTGTGGATGGATGTGGAGTGGTTGGGTGTGGGTGATGTGCGCTGCGGGTTCGTGGTGGACGGTCGCTTTGTGGTTGCACACACCTTCCACAACGATAACGAGAAGCCTGCAACCTACATGACCACCGCGTGCCTGCCTGTGCGCTACGAGATATTCAACGGCAACAATGCCGCAGCGTCGGGCAGCACTCTTACGCAGATCTGTTCCACCGTGATATCAGAGGGCGGATACGAAGGGCGATCAGTAAAGCACAGTGCAGGGGTGGGATTGACCTCATCCGCAGAGATGAAGAATCTTTCCGTTGCAGGCACCTATTACCCCATCATGTCCATACGGCTCAATCCAACTCGCACTGATGCAATTGTTGTGCCTACTCAATTGGACATTATCTCAAACGACAAGAGTGTATACCACTACAGGCTTCTTCTCAATGCCACTCTTACGGGTGCGTCTTGGGTTACGCACCCCAATGGAATAGTTCAGTTTGACAAGTCCGCAACCGCATTCAGCGGCGGGGATGAAATTGGTGGAGGGGTGTTCACCGAGTTGGACACATTTACCCTTGAAGGACCAAGCAATTTCAACTACCAATTAGGCAAGAGCATTGGCGGAACAGCAGACACCGTGACCCTTGTGATTTCAGCGCACGGAGCAAACAAGAACATAACCGCACTCATGTCTTGGGAAGAATTGGTCTACTGATGCCACTGAACTTCCCGTCCAATCCAGTCACCAATCAAATATACTCTTTCGCAGGAAAGACTTGGCGGTGGAACGGTGAGGGGTGGGAGAACCAAACAGTGGCAGGCGGCTCGGTGGTCATTGGCGGGGTGGAGAACGAAATCCTAGTCACAGGCAACACCGCAGGGGGCTACACGCTGGAGTTGCCGCCTGATGTGCGGATCACAGACGGCGGGTTCCGTGCCAATTATTTCAATATTGGGGACGGGGCTACATTCACCGCAAACCTTGACGGAATCAGCCTCAGCGGTGGTTTGGGGGTAGCAGGAAACCTAAATATCACAGGAACGTTGGTCGTGGACGGTCCTATCGTGTCCAAGACAGGCTTCAGCGGGTTCACGCTGGACGGCGATGTGGAGCCTGTAACAGATGTGTCACTTGACGGAGGGGAATTCTAAAAATGGCAATCATACGGATCAAGCGCACCACAACCAATAGTCTTCCCACAGGCTTGACATTCGGTGAGTTGGCATTCGTTCAGGGCAGCGGAGGCTATACTGCAAACCGCCTGTATATTGCAAATAATGCAGGTGTATGTGTTTGGATCGGCGCAGAAATCCTTAACTCGCCCACGTATTGGAGTGGGGCTACGGCAGAGACTACTATTCCAACCGTTAGTGCGGTTGAGGGAAGAATAGACACAAAAATTGCCTCTTCATCTGGTGTAACTGGCTTGGGTGCGACTGGTTCATCATGGAAAAAACTTGCAGTATCATTCCTTAATTCCAACAGAGCACAAGGCGCAACTGGTTTTGTGAATCTACTAGGAGTCACTTGGAACGACTCTGCAACAACCAACACTACAGTTGGAGCACTATCAACTGGTTCTTCCATCGCAGGCAGCACAGTTCTAGAAATTCTAGAGAGAATGCTTTTCTCTTTCCGTGCTGCAACTATTAGTAGCCTTTCCGTTGGTAGTTTCAGTAGTGGAAACTTGGAGTTGGGTCAGACTGCCGCATCAAGCGGAACCAGAACCGTGACTTCTTCTGCTACAAACACAGACAATATTGATTCTGAAGGCTATTCTATAGTTTATTCTCATACGAACACTTCTGCCCCAAGCGGTAGCGGAAGCGGAACTCTTATGGGCGCAACTGCATATGCTGCATCCAAAGCGGGAATAAACCTATCCACAGACATAAGATCAACCACAATCGGTTCAAGTTTTACCTTTACTGCAAGAGTAAGTGACTACAACGCATGGGTTGCGTTTGGATCTCCACTTCCAACTTCACTAGGAGACACCGCTTCAACCACTCAGTCTTGTTCTTGGTGGGCAAGAACATATTGGGGAAAGAGCGCAACTGATGGTCTTACAGACCCTTCACTTTTGGCTGAAGGAAGCACCTCACTCAATACATCTGCAAGCGGATTTAACCCAAGCAGCCTGTCCATATCTTCAAGTGCTACCGCAAAATATCTGTATGTTTTCGTACCAAGCAGTTACACAGTAACTTCAATAAAATCAGGAGGCGTGGGAGTTCCTCTGAAAAATCTTTCAAATGATCCAATTGTAGGAACTGTTCCCACCACAACAGTAACCAACGCACACGGGCATTCTATAACCTACAAGATCTATCAAACACAGAACACATATTTTGATGCGTTTACTTTGGTTATTGCATGAAATGTTGTAATTAGGAACACATAAATGCCAACACCAATACCATCAACACAAGTAGCACTAGGTCTTCTTGCTCCGAAGAATTACGAAGACACATATCCTGTATACGATTACACTTATGGTCTTGGTGGGTTCCGAAGTGTCGGAACAACTACAGATCTATTGCTTCCTACTGGTGCAGGAGAACCAGTAAATCCTTCAACTCCAGAACGTGCAATAACTTCTCTAAGAAGACAGCGCGGCATGATGGTGTATGTTCGTGGTGTTACTGCATTCTACGGTTTATTCAGTTCTACTGCTGATTCCTCTTGGGAAATAGTTGGTCCTGGTTATTTCAAAGGCGGAATTCGTTCTCTAGGCACAACTACACAAATGGAAAGCATTCGCGATGAAATGCGCGAAGAGGGCATGATTGTATATGTGAGCGGCGTTACTGCTTACTATGCCCTAATAGGAACCACAGCAAACAGCGGTTGGACTACTGGATTCACTTTTGGAAGTGGTGGTGGCGGTGGCGGCATAGTAGGTGACTACGTAACCACATTCAACGGTCGCACAGGAGCCGTGCAGGGTGTATCCTCTGCGGTTGCAGGGGACGGCATATCACTTTCCGCAGCAACTGGTTCAGTAACGATCACCAATATTGGTGTTACTTACATTTCTGCTGGCTCGTTCATTTCCGTTTCAGGAAACACGGGCACAGTTACAGTCACCAACATAGGTGTTCATTCGTTCAATGGCAGGACAGGGGCAGTAACAGGTGCTTCTCTTGGTGCAAACACATTCAGCGAACTGAATACCTTCAACGCAGGAATTAGCGCAAGTGGTGCAACACTAGGAACTCTCACAGTTAATAGCGGTGCAACAGTTAGCGGCAGACTTGATGTTGGTGGCGTTCTTGACGTTATCAGCGGTGCTACGTTTGAAACTACTACCGATCACGCAGGTGTTGCTCGTTTTGCAGCAGGAATTACATCATCAAGCCTTGATGTCACAGGTCTTGCCAAGTTCAATGGTAACGTCACGGTTGGTGACAATGCAGCAGATGTCTTTATAGTCACATCTGGTGCCACATTCGGCATCACTGACCATTCTGGTGCCGCTCGTTTTGCATCCACGATTACCGCAACAGGTGTTCTCACTGCAAACGGTGGGGTTACGGCATCTGCCATTGATGTCACAGGTCTTGCCAAGTTCAATGGAAACGTTACAGTTGGAGATAATGCAGCCGATGTTCTCACCGTTACATCAGGTGCAACATTTGGTATTACTGATCATTCAGGTGTTGCCCGATTTGCCGCAGGTGTCACATTTGCATCCACCGTGGATGCAGCAGGTGTTGTGAGGTTGAATGCAGGTGTTACCGCTTCAGCCATTGATGTCACAGGTCTTGCCAAGTTCAATGGTAACGTCACGGTTGGTGACAATGCAGCAGATGTCTTTATAGTCACATCTGGTGCCACATTCGGCATCACTGACCATTCAGGAGTTGCCCGATTTGCGTCTGGAATTACCACTTCAACATTAGATGTCACAAGCCTTTCGCGATTTGCATCTGGCATTTCTGCATCTACAATATACGCATCTAATGGTTCCACCTTTGCTGGACCTGTTTTCTTCAATGGTGGACTGACTGCTTCTAGGATTGATGTGACAGGGAGCGGCTATGTCTCAAGCGATTTTACCGTAGGAGCAACCCTGTCTGTCAACGGAAACCTGTACGTTCAGGGAACCGTAACGACAGTAAACGAAACCCAACTCCTCATTCAAGACAAATATCTTGTTCTCGGTTCAACTTTAAATACCGATGCGCTTGGAGTATCGGCAGGCGTTTATATCGGCTCCACAACTGCACCAATTATCTCGTTTGCCTACAACAATAACATCAAGGCATGGGAAAGCAGCAAGAGCATCAATATTGCAAGCGGATCAACAGGTTACTATATTGGAGAAACGTTAGTTCTGTCTGGACAAACGCTTGGAACAGGAGTTTTGTACTCAAGCCTCACTAAAGTTGGAACTCTTGTCGCAGGAACGTGGAACGCGTCTATCATTGGATTGGCATACGGCGGAACCAACAAGGATCTGTCTACCACCGGCGTTTCAGGCGGAATCGTGTTCAAGGACGGCACGGGGCTTTCGGTGCTGTCAAACGCGGGAACTGTTGGTCAATATCTCAGTTCAGGAGGGGCAAACAACGTGCCCACTTGGGCATCGTTCTCCGCGCTGACAGGGCTTACTGCGGATTCCGTAAATATTACAAATACAGAATCAACCAATAGCACATTCTTCATTACTTTCGTTGACGCGAGCGCAAGTGGAACACGCATAATGAGGGCTGACAGCGGAATAACTTACAACCCCTTCACAAATACTATATCGTGCACCCAAATAGAAGCAATCGTTGATGGTGGAGTTTGGTCATAATTCTAATCTAGAAAGGAATAGTCATGAGTGAACCCAATTACAATGAGACTGTGGTGGTGCCGCTTCTACAGAAGAAGGTGCAGGAGATGAACAATCAGATCCTGTTTCTTGAGGCAAACTTCCTTGTGCAGCAGGCACGATGCAAATGGCTGGAGGAGCGGTTGGCAGAAGCAAACGCAAAGGTGGATAGCCTGTCCAAGCGGGGCAAGAAGAAAGAGGAGGCTCAGTTAGACGGGCAGACTTACTGAGCCGCGCCTAACTACTAGGTTATGGCTTCAATACGAATCAAAAGCAAGGCAACGACAGGAGGAGTTCCCAGCGGTCTAACGCGAGGAGAACTTGCTGTCAATCTTGCTGACAAGACCCTGTATGTGGGCGGAACCGTAGGAAATTCCATATACCTCAGTGGTGTTCAGACATTCAATGGGCTGACAGGAGATGTTAGTGGAGTAACTCTTGGTGGTGTCAATGTGTTCACCCAACTGAACACATTTTCTGCTGGTCTGTCTGCATCGGGTGCAACATTAGGCAGACTCGTTGTCAATGGAGGAATATCAGCATCAGGTGGCTTGACTCTTGGTGGAGGCGTTTGGGCACCAGGCGGAGTAACCGCTGGAAGTCTAAGTCAATTCGGAACTCTGTTTGTAACTGGAACCATAAATGGTATTGGTGGATTAGACATATCGGGTTCAGGTACAACACTAGCAACTCTTGTAGTCACCAGCGGTGCAACAGTTAGTGGCAGACTTAATGTTGGTGGTGTTCTTGATGTTGTGAGTGGTGTCACTCTTGGATCAACGCTTGACGTTGTTGGAATTGCACGGTTTGCGGCTGGCGTGTCTGCAAGCGGTGCAACGCTTGGAACACTTGTTGTCAACAGCGGCATATCTGCCTCTGGTGGGATCACACTTGCGTCACCAAACCTTGTAGGAACACCAACTGCAACAACCGCACCAATAGGTGACAACAGCCTCCGAATTGCCACCACTGCATATGTGCAACAAGAGATTGCAAACGAGGGAGTCACTTCTTTCAACGGTCGCACAGGCGCAGTCCAAGGTGTATCTGCTGCGGTTCCTGGTGACGGAATTTCGGTTTCTGGCGCAACAGGAACCGTTACCATCACCAATACAGGTGTGACACGGGCAGAAGCAGGCACGGGTATTTTTATTTCTGGTAACACAGGAACCGTTACCATCACCAATACAGGTGCTCTCCTTACTGCAAACACCTTTACAGGATTGCAGACTTTCACTAACGGCATTTCCGCTGCTGGCGGGATCACATTCAATTCGCTTTCACATTTCACGGCAGGGTTGTCTGGCAGCGGTGCCACGCTAGGCAGACTAGTTGTCAACAACGGCATCTCTGCTAGCGGTGGTGTCACATTCCACAACAACGTGTGGGTGGGCGGTCTGCTGACCGCAAACGGCGGCATCTCGGCTGCTGGTGGAGTTACTTTCAATAATACATTGTATGTTGGTGGAACTCTGTCTGTTCAAAACAATATTTCCTATGGTGGAGATTTGATACGAAACGGACAGGCTGTAAGCATCATCAGCACTTACGGCACCACTTCCGATCTCCCAAGACCAGGAGTTCAGGGTGAAGTGGCAATTGTATCTGGACCGATTGCAGATTACGGAATGTATCTTTGGGACGGTGGTGTATCCTTTGAATTTGGTGGTGTCACAGGTGCGTGGATACGAATCACAAATCAAAACAGATATGCTTGGAATCCTGACGCAGATTCATCAGGTGTTGTAGATGGTGCAGATTTATCCTTCCTGCTCGCTGCCTGGGGTGAGTATTCACGATATGTGGCAGGAGGTGGTGGAGGTGACTCAACAACCCTGTTGATGGGTATTGGGGACAACCTAGCGAATGCTTTTGAAGTAAAAGTGTATGGTGCTACAGCAGGAAAAAAGACCTCTGCTTTCAGAATAACAAGCAACGATGCCGTTCCTCAGATATCCATGAACGCAGGAACGGTGCAGATGAATTCTGATCTCACGATCAGTCCTGTGGGCGATTACACCACCACCATTAGCCAAGTTACTGGTGTCATTCAAACTGGTTTCATTCACGCAACCGGCTTCACCGCAGGAGGAAAAGGATCCACGTTTGACGGAAACCTTACAGTAGGCAACTTGCTTACCCTAAACGGTGGGCTTTCCGCAGGGGGAGCAACTTTTACTGCCCCTGTTTACATGGGCGCGACCCTCACCATGAACTCAAATATTAGGTTCAACAGCGGCTACGGGATCACAGGTGGTTTCGTGGACGCTGGTTGGTACTGAACCTAAATAAAGAAGCAAAAGGGGAAAGCACATGAGCACTACCATTACATTCCGACGCGGCACAGCGGCACCCACACAGGGTGCAGGGTTGACCATTGGAGAGCCAGCATTTGACACCACCAACCGCAATTTTTACATTGGCTTGGGTCATGGTGTCACTGCCGCGTGGGTGGGTGCACGGATCAGCGGTGCAAGTGCGGACATTGCCGCAGGGTTGACCAACTGGATAGTCAACGCAAAAGCGGTCAAGGACTACGTGAGCACCGTTGGTGGAGTCACTCCAGGCGATGCTGTAACATGGACGCAGTTGCAGACATTCAGTGCAGGCATATCCGCTGCGGGTGGCATCACTTTCAACGGAACAGTCAACGGCGCAACGGCAACATTTAGCCGCCTGGTCACAGGTAATGCAGGATTCAGCGGTGCGTTAACAGGCACGGCAACCAACGCATCGGCTTTAGGTGGAACCGCTGCAAGCGGATGGGCACAACTAGCCGCAGCAAATACATTTACCGCACTCAATTCCTTCACCATAGGCATATCCGCAGCAGGCGGGACATTTGCAAATGACATACGGGTGAACTCCCTAACCGTAGGAAGGGGTGGCGGAAGTGTTGCCACCAACACTGCATTGGGAATCAATGCCCTATCAGCAAACGTGAGCGGTGGTGGAAACGTTGCGGTGGGTTGGGGAGCGTTGCAGGGCAACAGCGGAGGTGCAAGCAACACCGCAATTGGTCAACGGGCATTGGGTTCAATTGAAGACGGATCCTCTTTGACTGCCGTTGGTGATCAGGCATTCAGGCAGTTGCTTGGTGGAAGTGCGGGTGTTGCTCTTGGATACATGGCAGGCAGATATTACGGAAGTGGAAACGATCTGCTTGAGAACTCATCCAACTCCATCTATGTCGGTTACGAATCCCGTGCCGCGAGTGACGGCACCAACAATGAAATAGTGATTGGTGCAAGTGCGCTTGGTCAAGGCTCCAACTCCACAACCATCGGCACAAGCGCAACCACGCTTACTCGCCTTTACGGATTGGTGCAGACAAACGGTGGCGTGTCCGCAGCAGGTGCAACGTTCAGCGGCAACGTGCTGGTAGGTGCAACTCTCACAGTTAGCGGCAACCTCATAGTAAACGGCACAACCACCACAATCAACTCCGCCACAATTTCGGTGGACGATAAGAACATTGTGCTTGCAGATACTGATACTCCTTCCGACACTGCTGCTGACGGCGGCGGCATTACGCTCAAGGGCACAGGAGACAAGACTCTTTATTGGAAGCGATTGGGTGGAAGTCTAGCGGCAGAAGAAGTTGCAAACTCTTGGAACACGAATCAAAACTTCAACCTCACAAGTGCTACTGGAAAGTATTACGTAGAAGCGTATGAAGTCCTAAGCAAGACTGCATTGGGATCAACCGTTGTCTCGTCTAGCCTAACTAGCGTTGGCACAATCACAAGCGGAACATGGAACTCTGACATCGTTTACGTTGATGGCGGAACCTATACATAATGGGTATTCTGTTCTGAATCTATTGGGAGAGTGAGTATTGTCTACACGAATTCAAATCAAGCGTGGAACCACAACGCCATCAGGTCTTACCACTGGTGAGTTTGCGTATAACGTCACCAATTCCACCCTGTATATCGGCAACACTGCCGATCAGAAGTGGATCGGCGGCGAGGTCACGGGCGGTGTGGACATGGGTGCAGGATCGGCTGCATCACAGAACCGCGTGCCTACGCAAAACTCTGTATATCAATACGCACGGAACAACTTTGTCCACCGCTTAAATGGAATAACAGGCGGCATAACTCTCAATGCAGGCACGAACATCACCATCACCTCGTCGGTTGTGGGTGGGATAACCATTGCTGCAACCAACGATGGCGTTGGTGCCCTAACAGGTGCGGCAAACATTTGGACTGCTACTCAATATTTTGCCGCAGGGTTCTCTGCTGCAAGTGGTGTTACATTTACTGGAACTGTTGCTGCGAATGGTGGGTTGACCGCATCCACGTTGGATGTGACTGGTCTTGCGAAGTTTAACGGTAACGTTACTGTTGGTGACAATGCAGCAGATGTTCTTACGGTCACATCAGGTGCCACATTTGGCATCACTGACCACTCAGGAGTTGCCAGATTTGCC